GAGACCCTTTTACGGAGGTGAATAATCTGTTCCTTTCGGAAGCAGTTGTTCAATTTCTAAAGTTGTTTACACAACTAAGGTGGTTTCTCACCCGGCTAAGTAATAAGAAGACTGTCATAGGTACGCGTTAGACTCTCAGAGGTATCATTTTCCTCATAAAGAGCCTGACGGACATACTTCCGTTTCTTGTGTCCTGTAGAGTTCACTCGAACAATATAGGAATATAAGGCTTCTATAGCTCTTCGCTGGCATATCGGCCAGTTACTGACTCTACGAACCTTATACGCAAGGAGCGCACTTGTCCACGAATGGTCAGGGTGCGGGTGGTCCCCTAGGGGTCCCTCCAGTATCTTGCGCACTATCTTTATCAGGCCTCAAGCCTATAAAGTCTACGTGCTTCCAGGACAGAAGTGTCGAGTAGCGGTCCGCCAATAGCTTCATGATTCGAAGAATACATGATCGTCTATGGGCGACCTCCTATGATTCCCTATGCAAGGAGCTAATAAGCACACTTGAAGTTGAGCGCATGAAGGGACCGGGGTTTGATTTTATCCCAGTTCATCATGTGTCGTAGAATTCCTAGTAAGGGTGTGGTTTCAATCACAGTCTTACCGGGGGCTACTGGCTCTTTGAGTGTCATTTTGAACTCAAGAGCCTCCGCTCTATTCAGGTACTCAAGTGCTGCCGCGAAGGTTACGTTCTGAAACTTGGCGTGTTTATATAAAACCGTTTCAAGCTCTTCGAATAACGCTTCCGGATTCTCCTTGGCGAACTCGAGGTTTAGAACTTCATTTACGAAGAAGTTCTCTATTTGTATATAGAGAAGTCTCACTTCTGAAGGAAGATCTTTAAGATCAAGGGGTTTTGCCCCTTGTGTTTCGTGGTAAACCGCGAAGTACAGTTGTCCTGCCCCTTGGGCAACGACAACATCTTGATCTTCGTACAGACGTCGAGCTTTGTCCATAGCTTTATCTAATAAAGTTGTAGACATTTCGGATGAATATTCATCGAATATCTCATCTCGTTCTTCTTCTTTACTGAAGGGATAACCCGAGTCCTCCTCATTTACAATGCTGAAAACTGCATTTAGCGATGCCTCAAGCGGTAGACCAACTGTCTCCGTTTGGTAATCGAAATCCTCTATTCGAGGGTCGATTATAGCATGCGCTAACGTTCTTAGCGGCAACCTTCCTTGTTGGAAGTACGCCCCAAGTAACGCCAGTATTCCTAATCCTGAGTCTTCTTGACTCAGCTTAGAAATAGCATTTCTTGAGATAACTGCAGCAAGTGCTGATCGACTATGGATAAACCCATTCCGTAGGAGTTGCATTGCATTTCCTACTCGAGCACCAACAGACCACCCTGCCCGTAATTGGGCAAGAGATACACCGGAAACTATGTTCCCAGCGTAACAAGTCCGTTTGGCAAACTCGAAAACAGGTCGGTGATGGGATACAATTGACTTTGTCATATTGATCTCACATCCTAGTCCAGTCATGATCCGCAGATACTCGTCGGCTACCAGCCGATCGAATATCACAAGATCATCTCCAAGAATCTCGTAGTTAGTATACCACCCAATTGGGCCATATACGTTACGGGCAGCTAACTGCATTATGAAATGATGGGTTATCGCTAACCCAGGCCAAGAGGAAAGACCTCCCATTGGTTGGCCAACCGCGTATCGATAAGGTCCTGGTGAAACTTTCAGTTTCTCAGCGACCTTAGGGTTAAAGAAGAAATCTCTGTCAGTCATCAAAGACTGCCAGGCTCTTCCAATCCCAGATATCCCCACCATCTGCTCTATTACATAGGCAGTTAGTGATACGGGAAGTCTGTCCGTCGCGGCTGTCAGGTCAAAGCTATAAGCACAAGAAGCTTTTTGGGCTTTGTCCATCGATCTGAGAATAGACGCCTCTTGATCGAATGTCCCATCATTGGGTATTCGTCTCAAGACGCTAAACATCAGGTCGTGTAAAGGACTTAGTACACTCTGGCTCACCACATCCAATAGGGCAAACAATCTGATTTTCCCAGCAGCTTCTACTTTCGTAGCAAACTGACTGTGAGTATTCGGATTAGCCCCGTGGGCTCGAATAGAGGTTTTAACTCTATGAGAGTTCCATTGGATGTATCGGTTACCGGAGTTCCCTAAAATCTCCTTACCATCCAGTTCTTTCAACCGTCTAGCCAGGGATAATCCCTGGTCTAGTCGTCGTCGGAATTGGTGGGTTGCCTTAGCAGATCCCGTCAGTCCAATGTAGGTACTGATTGCCCCCCCTAAGGATGTTTCTTGATCAAAAAGATCAAAAATATCAGTTAGAACTCCTTGAGCTGAAAGCTTGTTGGACGGCGAAGCCGACCGACTAACTATAAAGTTCTTCGGAGCCAAATCAATTTTTAGTCCTTTAACAAAAGGATCAAAGAAAGATTTTGGATCTGCTGTTATTCCGATCACATTGGCAAGAAACTCGGTAGAGCCGCTATACGGACTTGTAATTGTCTGGAGCTTTAACACTCCAGGTATTTTCAAGATTCGGTACAAGTTGAAAAGACTTGACCAGAATCGTATAACTCGCGGATCTCCTTTTCGAATTAACATCCGGTCATACGGCGGAATAATCCGCGGTAGACCATTTGTCAATCTTGGAAGGGGTATATCGGGTTCAAACATTCTAAGGGTTTTAACTCTGTCTCTTCCTAATTCCTTTTGCAAGGAAACGTGGACGGCCTTTAACCACTTAACAGTGGCAGGTCCCCCGTGATTCTTATTGAATCTTAGTACGAAGAGCATAAAGTTAACAGTCAACTTAACTCTATAGCCTAGCCCAACCTTTTTATCCATACTTATAACTCTCACGAGTTTAAGGGGGATAGAAAGGAGTTTCTCCAACTTTGGAGAAAGCGGAATCATTTTTGCAACTGCCACGTACTTTGTTCGGAACAGATTTAAAATGTTAAACGGTTTCCGTTTCATGATAAATCTATTAAGACCGAGTCTTATCGTGAACCATGGGCTCTTCTATCGAAGCAATTTGGTATGAAGACTCTCTTCACTCATAAGAATCTCCTCGCTCCGGAACGCCTTTAGGTATTCCAACCGCCTGGATACGGTCTCCGACAAATTATGGTTACTCTTGGTTTTCACCTATCAGCTTTCGCTGACCTATAAGGTTCCCCCAGATTTGACTTCATATTAATGTAAGTCTCTTCTCTCGGACCGAAGTCCGCCGTCGCAACTTCACAGTTCGACCGCAGGACGGATAACTTATAGGAGTAAAGTAATATGGTAACAAAAACTGCGCTGTTCCCTTGCGGGGACGCCAGATTCTTGTCGCGACTAAACCTACCTTTACGAGAAGCCCCGAAGGACTCGCTCTTAGGGTGAGTTTAAGTGGTGCACCTGGGTTTCCCAAGAAAGTCGTCAGCCTTCTCAGTTATCTTCTATTGAGGTCCACGAAATCGGTTTTACCGAGGGTGTGGATTGCCTCAGGTCGAAAGACC